TATTGCACTATCCGTTGCAAACGGCTTTTTTATGCTGATACGCATTTCAACAAAATCTCGGAAAGCCTTATCCAGCAATTCATCGTTTGGAAAATATACATCACGGGTAACGGCGGTTTTTTTCTTGCGCTTTAGAGTAGTATTATCATTAGCAATATCATTATTAGTATTATCAATAGTATTCTTGTGTAAAGAATCTTTACACCCCCTATCAAGTTTCTTTACACCCCCCTGTAAAGTTTCTTTATACCCCCTATCAAATTTCTTTATACCCTGTAAAGAAACTTTATACCTATTGACCGTTACATCCTGCATCTGTCGCACGTCCTTATACAACAACCCTTTGTCAATCAACGAATTTAACGCTTTGTCAACGGTCGGTCGGGATATATTAAGGGTTTCCGCAATATACCGCCTGTTTCCTTGAAACCACGTTTCGCCGTCCTGCGTAAATCCATAAATCAAGGCAAATACCAGCAATTCGGTGCCCGATAACCCTAACTCATTACACATCCAACCAAATACAACAATATAATTATCGTTCTGCATAACATTTCCTCAAAATAAAAACCTCATGTCGGGATGATGCGGCATCCACAACACAAGGCTTTATTGCCAAACAGGTACAATATGGATTGTCAAGCAAGTCCGCATACCTGCTCGGCATCTTGAATATAACATACAATCAATCATAAGTCAAACAGATTCATTTGCCCGTCGATCTGATCGCGTTTCAACAACCGCTTATGGCTCTTTATGCCCTTTAGTATCTCCCTTGCCCTGTGCTGTTCCTGTCGTATGTAATGGGTCAAATTCGGGTCGTCGGGGTCTGTGGCTATATAATAGCCGTTACCCACGTTAATTATCGGATATTCGGCTTTTAACGCCGCTATTGTCGACCTAACTTTGCGGTCGCTGTGACCTGTTAATGTTGCCAGCGTTTCGCGGCTGATCGCCTTGTCTGCCTCTGTCGGTATATAATCAATTACACTTGTTATCATATTCACACTCCCTTTCAATATCATTCGTTATTTTGTTTCAACTTTGCCTTGATTGTCTGTATCCGCTTGATTATATTACGGGTGTTATGCTTTGATATGCTGTCAAGGCAATTATCCAAATGTTCGGTTTCAATTTGTAATTGCATCGCCAATATGTCGGTCAGCAATTCAGCCTGTGACGGAGTTAATTTAATGATCATTCGTATATACCCTCCGTGTATTCCTCGATCTGTGACCAGCATGGGCAATTCGGCTTGTCGTTGACAAAATGCTCCTCAAACTGTGCCTCGGTCAGATAATCAGCCTTTTTGCAATCCGACGCGTCGGTTGATCTGTCGTTCGTTCGTTCGTTCGTTCGTCAAATCGTTCTCTGCTCCTTTTCTGTTGTCAAGATAAATTTCAAACATTCATCAACTATTTGTTCACATAATGCTTCTGGATATACCGCCTTGAGTGCTGGGTCTGTTATTCTTTGTATTCCCGTTCTCGCCCCTCTCGGTGCTTTTTCGTGACAAGGCATTCCGTTTTTGCAAGGTGGTTTTAAGTGCAAGTCTATATTTGAGAAGAAATCCGTTGCTTTGCGGTATGTAAACCCATATTGACAGTAAGTTGTTGTATTTCTTATCAACTCCTGCATAAAATCCATTTTTCTTAATGCTCCTACGGGATTTTCCCATATCTGCACTTTTGGATTCATTTGCCGTATAAGGTATTTACAGTGTATGTTTGTTGCGTCTGCTTTGATTGCCTTATCAGAAATAGGATCAAGGTTTCCTGTTATCGGATTTTTCCGTCTGTGTTTACTGATAGCGGCTACTGAATAGGTTGTGCAATCAGTACCCAAAAACACAACATCAGGGTTTCTATATTCATTCGGCAAGTCACTTATTTGTAATTCTGCTATGTCCTTATGCAATGAACTCGGAAACCTATTACTCCAATCAACTGTAAAACACTCGCACCCTCTTTTTCTAAAAGCGTTCGATATACACTCAAAGCCCGAAAATAGTTCCAATATCCGTATCGGTCGGTCGGTCGGTCGGTCGGTTGATCTGTCATAAAAAAAGTGTTCGCAGGTCCAGCAATCCTTTAACATCATTACACCCCCTTTTTGTCTAAATGGTCGATTATCATATCAAACACGTCCTGCCTTGCATCCATGATCTGTTGCGATATATACGCCGACAATGCCAATGCCAGCGTATCTGCAAGGGTAAAACCGTACTGGTAGCAAATAGCCGTGATCTCGTTCTGTATTTCGTCGATTGTTTTCATGCTGACACCTCCTCAAAATCCTTGTAAACCTCAAATTCCCTTGATAACTCCCCGTCCTTAAACGGCAACCGCATCATTGCTTGCCCGTGCTTGTTTGCCTCGTCCTCGGTATTAAAACGGTCAAATTCCGATAGCCAGCCGTTTAATGATGTTTCTGTCCATGTTCTGCATATCCAACCCTTAAATATTGATTTTCTCATATCCCTGCTCCGTTCTCCCCGTCATGCCGATAGGTCAGCACCAATATTATCGTGTCGTGAGCGTTCCGCGTCTGTCAATCTCGGCTACGCCTGCTTTTCCCGTATTGTAAATTATCGGGATATTAACTGACATTGCCGCTGGCTCTGTGGTAAAATATCGTATCAATTTATCAAACAGCCATGCGCTCCCGTGCTTGTCAGCGGTACGGGCAACTCGGTATAATGCATCGGTCGCTTTGATAATGTCCTGTGCGTTAACGGTATGTGTCATAATAACCTCCTTTGGGCGGTATAGCCGCCGCCCTCGGCTTGCTGGTTTATGCTACGCTTACAAATCTTTTCATCGTGTCGGTTAATCTAAAACTTGTGTAACCCAGCCTTTTGATTTCCCTTACAACCTCGTTCATCGTGTAATCTTCGTTAACCCTAATGCTGGCATATACACACGCGCCGCATTCTGTAATTGCCTGTATTTTTAATGTTGTCATATCCCGATCTCCTTTCGGTGCAAACCCTTGTTACAATTATATAGTACACCTTTTGATTGATAATGTCAACATATATTTTTATTTTTATAATTTTACTATAAAAAAAAGAGGCGGCATAATAGCCGCCCCCTGCATCCCGATCACTGGAAAGGGATTTCCTCGTCAATATTGTCGGGTATCTTCATAAACTCGTCGGTCGGGTTTTCTGTCGGCTGTCCGATTGTTTCGGGTGCATCAGCCTTTTTTTCGACAAACTCGGCGCGATCGACAACAACATCGGTTGTGTATACTGTTTTGCCGTCTTTATTGTCGTATTTGCCCGTCTGTATGTGCCCTGTGATACCGATTTTCATACCCTTGTGAAAATACTTATCAATAAACTCTGCCGTATTTTTGAAAGCGACGCAACTGATAAAATCCGCGCCAGCATCCTTGCCGTATCGGTCAACCGCAACCGTAAAGCGTGTGACCGCCATGTTGTCGGTCGTGTACCTTGTGTCGGGGTCTTTTGTCAGCCGCCCGATTCCATTCCATACATTCATAATATAATCTCCTTTCACAAATAAGACTTATTAAATTCCTTGATAAATTGTTCCCGTGTGCCGTAATGCGCCTCATAGTATTCTTGCGCCATGATCTTTAACCTTGTATCAATCAGTTTGGCATCCTTGCCAGCGTGTACCCCGTTCGGGTGCAAGTCGGGGCGTAACGGGATAACAAAGCCGTATTGCTCCGATCTGTCGCGATTTGACGCTGGAAAAATGTGATGGACTTCCACGGGAGCATATCCCGTAAAATAACAATGATCTAAATCATCAGTAAATACGCTAAATAGTTTTTTCGCCATTTTCCCACGCTTTCAATGCCGCTTGCATTTCCTCGCTGGTAGGCACTTCAATGCCTGCGGCTTTCATATCATCAATAACACCGTCCAGCAACCTTGCAAATTCCTTTGTGTTATAGGTTGACGAGCCATAATAACATAACACCTGTTTTTGCCCGTTATGATCGCCCACAACCTCACACTCGCGGTATATCTGTTTGAAGCGTTCAACCGCATCCGCTGGCATTTCAACCATTGTATATTGACCATACTTATTGAGGGCGTTGATGTAATAATCCCATTTATCGCCACCCAGCGCATCAGCCTGTCGCCCTAAACATTCCCACAACAAGCGGTTAGCATTAACCGACCGCCTGTTATGGTATCTTTTAAGTTCAACGGACAAATCCCGATCTAACAGGTCGTTGATCTCGTTGATATTGCCTTGCAACATATCAATCGTTATAAGGTTGTGACCCGTCGTCCAATCACGGGCAACGCCTTTGATCTGTGCCTTTATCTTCATGCGTTCTTTATCTTATCCCAATTCTGATTGATGTTGACAAACTGACCCTCGGTTAAATCCGCAAGGCTGGCAACCTTATACAGCCGCATGATCTTGTCTTGTTCAATGCCGCGCTCTTTCAATGCCGTTACAAGTGCCGCAACCTTTTTGGTGTCGATTTTCTGCTTTGCAACTTCCTGCATCGGTTTAACTTCGTGACATTCAGCGTCGGGGTCTTTCATTTCCTCTGTCGGGATACAGAATACTTGAAAGCACGCATACTTAAATGCTATTGACAACGCTTTGTTTGTCGCTTTGTCGCCGCTATCCATGCCCTCGCCGATCACGACCGCACTGATGCTTGACCCGTCCTCGGCATAAAAAGTATATCGCACCTTGATTATGCTGTAAATCAACGTACCGCCCTTGCTGGTCTGTCTTTCCTCGCGTGTCTGTTCCAGCACTTCGGGTACGATAAACAACTTATACTTTATCAACGCTGGGTTAATTGCGTTCATAACCGCATCAATGCCCCTAAACATAAAGTTCTGCGTCGTGTTCCTGCTATCCTTGCCTATTGCCCCGATCTCGCCCATAACGGCGGCTATGGTCTGAAAAATGTTCATATTATCCCACCCTTTCACTCTCAATCTTGTTAATGCTCAAAAACTGTGCGACCTTTTCAATATCCTCGGGCGTTGCCTTGATTTTGAATATTGCTGTGACCCTGTTATCCGTTACCGTATCAAAATCGGGTATAAAGTTATCGGCAATTTCCTCTGCGACTTCCTCTGCAACCGCCTTTTCAATCTGTGGCTCGACGATCTCAACCTTTGTTGCCTCGGCTTTTTTCTTTGCCAATTCTGACAGCCTATTCGCCTCATTTAACGCCTGTCGTATATCAACGGTCTGTTTATACATTTCCAACGCTTCAAAGCCGTATTCGGGCAAATCTGCCAGCGTTTTCATATCAACCGCGATCTCCTGCGCCTTTTTGTTCAGCGCGTCCTCAATGCTGGTCATTGACGTTGTTGCATTCAGCCACTTCGGGTCAAATATCTGTTCAAGCGTTATGCCGTTAAAATCCAGCGTGTCATAATATGCCCGTATCTGTTCGCTCTTTTGCGCCTTTTTCTCTGCCTCATAAGCCTTGATCTGTTCGTCGATAATCGCAATCGGCTCATTGACAACCGCAACAAGGTCTTTCATTTGCTTTTCAAACTTGTCATACGGTGCAAGGCACAATGCCTTGATTTCCTTGCGCTTATCTTCCAGCGACTTGACCATTTTGTTTAACTCTGCCCTGTCTGCCTTTGCGTCTTTGATCTGATCGTCGGTATAAACCAGCGTTTTGTAATATGCGACCTTTTCCGCGATCTCTGCCTTGATTTCCTCATGGTTAAACTCAATGACCTTGACAAACCCCTCGGGCGACGGTGTAATTTTAAGTTCCATACAATCACTCCTTTTCGATAAATCCTGCTTTCCACTCCATGTTTAACAATCCTGCAATCTGTATCATATCCTCGTCTTTCAACGAGCCACGCTTTATGCGTGAGTTTAAGTTCTGCGGCGTTGTGCCTAACTTATCAGCCAGCCAGCGTTGTGACTTGTCACGCGATGCCAGCGCGACCTTGATTGCCTTTTCCTGTGCGGTCATTTTCACACCCCCTTTCGGTACAAACCTTTGTTTCCTTTGTTTCAATGATATAATAACCCTTATATTTTACAATGTCAACATATATTTTTATTATTTGCATAAAAAATATAGAGGCATTTCTGCCCCTATATCTTCCGCATAACGCTGTCATACAATCGTGGATTGATCGCGTACAGCGTCTGCATTAACTCGTCCATTAACAGCCACGCGTCAACTGGATTTTTTCGGCTGATTGCGGTTAAAAATTCTGTATCCCCATACAACCCGACCTGCTCAACATTATTGTTTGCCGCGGAATAGCCGCGCTCTATCGGTTGTGCTGGGTACAAATGATCTCGCACCGTATAAATAGCCGCCAACTTTTCGCAATTTTGTATGCTGTGCTTTCCGTTTGACAACACGTCGATTGCGTCGGTCAGTTCTGATTCACTTAACATCAATCTTCAACCTGTTTCATCCATTCGCGTATCATGCGCTTAACTTTGCTGTCGTCGGTGTTCATTTCCAGTTCGCGCAACTGTTCCATGATCTCGTCATTATCGCGGCTATATCTGTTTGATCTGTTGCCGCCGCGGTTTTCGTATGATCTGTTATCATAGTCATACATCATATCGTCGTTTGAATAACGCCCCATGCTGTCGCGTCTTGCATTCCTGCCGCGTCCGCGTGCGCCCGACGACCCCTCGTCGTCCATTGCATCAATAATATAACAAATGGATTTGATTGAGTGCGTCAGTTTATCAACCGCATCGAGTGAGCCTGCGGACAGTTCGCCCTTTTTGGCTATATCTTCAAGTTCGCGCATGAGCATCTGCTTAAATTCTTCCAACCTGTGCATAGTGATCTCCTTTCTCATGCTATACGGTCAATAACAAGGTTTGCGTTCTGCACCGTGATAACGGGTGTCGGTGTTACGGCTGGGTCGTCTGTCGTTGCATCAACGTATCTTACGGATACACTGAAACAACATCCTTTGGGTACGGTTATAATTGCCGTGCTGGTAACATTTCCGTACTCGTCAACCGCCGCTGGCGTAAATATTGCCCGACTTGTCAGCCTCGGCTCGCCGTTTACTGTGATCGCAACCGCAATCGGTGTAAGTTCCCCGTCCTCGGGTACGGCGATATTCCCGTTAAAAGTCACTTGATAGCGTGCAAAACAATTATTTGTGCAACCGCGCAAAATAAAAATCCCTGTTTCGTCCTCATGGTAAACGTAACCTTTGTTACAAGGGATAGAAGCCGTAAACAGTACGGGCGCATTTAGTGCGACATTCTGTACCGCATTTGCTAAATATTCTGCCATGATTGCACCCCCTTAAAACCCGTTGTTACCGCATCCGCAACCGCACCCGTTGTTCTGTGTCGGGCAAGTAAATATCGGTGTGCGTCCATATACGGGCATTGACGGTACGGGGCAATTTGAAAGACGGTTATACAGCGCGTCGATCTCGTCGTTGAATCCCTGCTGTATAAATGCGTTCTGTGCTGTCTGACTTGCCGCAAGGTTTGCCATTGTCAACTGACGCTCAAGGTCAGCGATCTTTGTATTCTTGCTGTCAAGTTCTAACTGGCAAAGTTTATCAAGTATTGCCTGTGTGTTAGCCGTCTGATTAGTGAGAAGGTCGCGCGTATTGTTTGCATCAGCAAATCTTGTAGCATTGCCCTCGTTCTGAATGATGTTCTGTGTCTGACAATTAGCCAGCCTGTTTTCACAACAACAATCAGCAAACTGGCTCTGCAATCCGAATAACTGTTGCATATTAGCCATTGCGCGTGCGTTTGCGCCCTGCTCTGCGTTTGCAAATCCGTTTGATACGGTTGCGTTAACGCCTGCAAAGCCGTTACATAACTGTGTCTGCACGGCGTTAATTCCGTCACGAATAGACGTAACGTTGTTGTTCAGCATCTGATCTCTGAATCCGTCTGATGTGATCTCTGCTTGATTCATCCACGGGTACAGCATAGCACCGTCAGCCGCAAAGCCTCCCATGCCGCCGAAACCGCCGCCGAATCCCCAGCCGCCGTTACCAGCAATGAGGAGTAAAAGAATTATCCATCCCCAATCTCCTCCGAATCCGTTACCGAATCCGCCATTGCCACCGCCATACATAGGTGTTACGGGCATTACCATGCCGCCGTTGCTTTCGTCTGTTAAAGCCATAATTTTGTCCTCCTATAAATTTTTGTAGGTTAGGAATTGCGCTCATGATTCCACGCAATCCGTTTTATGTTTTGTCGGGGTAGACAAAACATATATATCAAGGCTTATGCGCACTCGCCCTAATATCAAAACGGGAATTTACTCTGTATCATTTGCCGCACATTCGGCTGTTCCCACATTTGTTTTGCTTGATTTACCTGCGCTTGATTGACGCGCCCCGAATTTAACAGCATTTGCGCTAAATCGTCGGGCGTTTTTGCGTCCTTTAGTCCGTTTATGTTCAATCCTGTCAGCATCTGCAATAATCTATTCGGCATCATCGTCAATTACCTCTTTTTTCTTTGCTGGTGTCTTTTTGCTTTTTATCCCGTCGATTTCGCCCCAAATCGCCTTGATTTCGCCGCTTAATTTGTCAATGGTAGATTTTACCGCGTCGATTTCATTATTGCCGTTTTCGGGCAAATCTGACGACGGCTCGGGCATTTCCTCTTTGACAAGTCTGTACCGCGTGATCTTCGGCGTATCAAATTGCGACATACCACCTGTCTTTTCCATGACAATCGGTTTGCCCTCAATTTTAAAGGTCACACAATTACCGACCGCAACGGGGTAATTTTCAACCATTTCCTCGCGTGGTATCACGATAAAACCGCCGTTCTGTATCTGCTGTGGCGGCTGTTGTGCCTGCATCTGCTGTTGCTGAATGTTTGGATAAAAGTTCTGCGGATAAAACGGATTGTTGTAATATGCCATAATCTACTCCTTTCGGTATGCGTATATAGGCACTTGATCGCCACTCGCCCAAGTGTCGTAATAATCGCCGTCAACGACCGCAACGGCGTGTGTACCTGTTCCAAGCACAAAAGTGCCTTTCGGATTTTCTCGGCAAAAATCATTGATTGTAAAACAATCGGGGCAAGTATTTGGGATAATCTCACGCTCAAAACCTTTGTCGCGCAACAATGCGCCCCATACGGCGTTACTGTTGCCCCAATCGTACATTTCAAGCCCTTTCATTGATAATTGCAAATATGCTTCTTCCCACGGGATATTTAATACCTTGCTGACCGCACGGATAACACAATCATCCGTCCTCATATGTGCTGGGTTTGGGTTAAAGTGAATAAACATAGAATTGCCCCCTTTACGTCTAATGATAGACGCAAAAACAGCACCCCACAATGATGTGAAAGTGCTGTTTTCGGGAGTGAAAAGTGAATGATAATAAGGGTATATGATCAAAGCCGCTGGAATAGGCTCTGTTGCCGTTTATATACTATCGTTTTAATGTGCCGCACCGATATATCAAACTCGGCGGATAACTCGTCAAAGGTTTTACCGTCTATCAGTCGGCGTTTAAGTATTGCCCGATCGCGTTCGTTGTGTATGTATTCATCAATCAACGCTGATATTTGGCTGTTGCTGTATTCAATCATGCTTTTCTGACTTTAACGCGACCGTCGCCGCCACAATTCGGGCATTTCTTATAACCGCTTTTGCCGCCTGTTTTCTTTTGGCGTTTTGTGATTTTGATTTTAACGTGTTGTTTCGCCATAATCGCCGTTTACGATGTAATTGTTGCCGCTGTTGTCCGCTTGCTGGTCTGCCTCAATCTCAACCGATGTTTCTGTAAACTGATTTTCGTAATATACCCACGCCGTGTTACTGATAACAAACGCAAGGAACATAATTATACACAATATCCACAACCGTTTTATCGTGCGCTCTTGCCTTGCCTGTGCGCTCTCATGCGCTATATATGGTACGTCATTCATGTGCTGTATCCTCTAGCCCGTCAATGCGCTTGTGTGCGCTTTTAACGCTTGCCTCGATCTCGATGATCTTGTCACGCAAAAACTGTTGTTCTGACTTAAACTCGCGCATATCTGATTTAATCTCGTTAACCGTTGTGCCGACCGCGTCAATTTTTACAATCATCGTTGCCATTTGTGTTGCATCTGCCTTGTCGTCGGTCGTTTTCGATCGTGTCAAGTTTCGTATCCCCAAAAAAATAGCAAACGCGGTTGATATAACGGCAATCGTTGTTGATATATCAATCTGCATTGCCAACCTCCTGCGGTTCTTTTAAGCGTTCCATGATCTGTTCTGATGCCAGCCGACGCAATAACAGTTCAAATTTCGTCTTAAATTCTTCTTTTGTTTTAATCTGTGGAAAGTAAATCAATCCCATTTCCTCAAACCACATATACATATCAGATACCTAATGATTCCCATGTTTTTGCGCCGATTATACCGTCAGCAACCAAACCTTTGCTCCGCTGGTATTCCATAACAGCCGCTTTTGTATTGCGACCGAAAACGCCGTCCTCGTTGCCGCAAGCATACCCCAGCAAATTGAGATATTTTTGCCAATGTAATACATATTCGCTTTTGCTCCCGATCAGCAACGTCGGGTAATGCTGTGCGATAGTTTCGACCTTTTGCCTCGGTACGGCATGCCCCAAAACTTCCGCATCCCATTCATAAAGCCGAAACAGATTAATTTTTTCAAGCAATGTCGTTGAATAAACGGGGGAAGAAGCGTAACCGTCAGCGTGTACGTTGTTGCACGCCTTTACATAATCGGTTTCGCCGCGCAAGTTCTTATACCTTGCCAGCCTGTTAAACAACGCCGAATGATCGTTTATTGATTCAAGCCACGACGGGTATTTTCTAAACGCCGCGTTGACCCTAACAGCAATGCCGTTGTAATATTCCGTTGTCAACATTGTTACCGATTGACCGTTGTATGTGCCTTTAATGCCAAACAGGTTGTTCGCCTTGCACGTCAAGCCGCTGTTGCCCTTGCTAGATTCAATAAACGCCTGTGCCGCCGTCAGTGATGCAAGGATACCCGACTTTCGCATATCCTCAATCACATACGGCTTTAATTTTTCCAAAAACGACTTGTCTGTATATGCCATCATTCGCCCTCGGTGTCGTTAATCTCTTTGAGATATTCAAGTGGCTTGTCAGTCGCCTTTGTATCAACCCACGCCTCGCAAAATGCGTATATTGCCGCCGATAATATGCCGCAAACCGTACCGATAATGATAACGGTCTGATTATCTGTGCATATGCCAGCGATCGACGTTGCGATTGACCCTAAAAACGCGGCTACGCATATCCAAAACTTACGACTTGTCAATTTTTCCATAATCTATACCTCTTTTTGTCAGTTTACTCCATATCTTGTGCCTCGTCAATGTTTTTGTGCTTTATTTTGTTGACCGTTATGATCATCGTGTTAACTGTTTCAAGCAATCCGCTACCGACTACACACGGAATAAGTGTGTCATATTGCCAGCCATTGTATGTGTATATTACAACTGTTGCAATTATAAACGCCGCAAGGAAGATACCGACTATAATCAGCACCTTGTCAAGTGTTTTCATCTTGGGCTTCTTTGTTTTCTTCATCCTCTACAACCTCGGCATCATCGAATCCCGTGATGTCGCCTTGTCTTGTCATTTTATTCTTCCTCGTTCGGGTATGCCGTTCCGTCCTCATCAAAGTAATACCCGTCAGCGATAACCTTTGCCTCGGTCTTTGACTTCCACGTACGGGGTACGTCATTGATAGACCATACTTCATCAGTGTTCGGATTGATTTCCCGTGATTCTAAGACTCTCGCATACTTATTAACCATACTCTACTCCTTTTCTCCGATAATCTCGGCTAATTCCATAATTGCTTGTGAGTTTTCATCCGCAAGGGCGGCAACATCAAATATACCGCCCGAATTTTCTGCTACGCCGCTTGTGTTTTTATCCACTTGTGGCACTTTGTTTGATGCCGTGTCTGCCTTTGCCGTTATCGGCACTTGATTCCTCTGTGCTTGGATAAATGACTGTTGTAAGTTATCTATCCTTGCGTTGATTTTGTTTATTTCAACTTCGTAATTCATTTAGACAACCCCTTTCTATTCAATCCAAATAGCATAAACGTGACCTGCTCTTGAATTAATTGCACCTGCTACAACATAACCATCTTGTGATAATGTAATAGTTTTTAATGCTATACTAGATACTGCGTTAAAACCGTCCATAACAATGTAGCTTGAACCATCTCCCATAGCCTTAGTAGGATATGCTTCGAGAACAGTACCCCCACCCGAATAAACAACGGTGCAATCCATTAACGCTTTAACAATCGCTCCGTTTGGCACTATATGATTTATTGCTTCTAAGATAAACTGTGACCCCGATGCTGTCATAAACATATCATTCGTATTTTTTGTAGGTGATGCCATACTACAACCACTTGCAACGGACCATCCATTGGCGGCAATGGCATCTTCCATATTGTTAATGTAACCCCACCAATAATAACAATTATCGGGCATGATATATATGTCTGTTGTTGTGGTTGTGACATTAACTGTCTTGGAATAATAATGGCTACCGTCTAAATTGCTGGGGTCATATGCCACGCTTGACGCAAACGTGATGTTGCTTCCGCTCGGCATTATGGCAATAGTTACCGTCTTGCTACTCTCACCACTCGTAAATACTTCTGTCCTCGTCACGCCGCTTGCATCGGTAAAGGTTACTGTGTCCTCTATCGCGGAATGTAGTGTTATTGTAACGCTTGTTGTAGTTTGCAATGCAACTGATACGGGTGTACCTAATGATGTAACTTCTGCCTCTACTGAATAAGGCGTACCACTTACAGAACCGCTTATCGTCCATGTTCCCGTAGTAGGTACACGGAATATAAGCGTTGATGCCGCCGTTTTCGGAGTACATGATGTACCACCATTGACACATGTTATCGTACTTCCTGCTGTTACAAAGTCAGCCGCAACTGTGACGTTGATTGTGCCGAAATCGATTGACAGCGTTACATTAGTGCTACCGCCCGATGTTGCGGCTGACGTTACTGTCGCTTCGTCGGTTTTCGTATTGCCGTCCATAATCTGTGTGGCGGTCACTGTGTATGTTGTACTCGGAGTATGTACCGCAAATGCTTGTGGAGAACCCGTACCCGTTCCCGTGTAGGTTTCGCCGCCGCCAACTATACGCACTGTTGAGCCGCTCGGTGCGGTTACGTTAATTGTGAAATCGTAGTGAGTGTCGGTAACGTGGTATTCCTTGACTGTATCTACGGCTAATGACTGTGTTGCATCGCCTTGTCCACTTAATACCGAATGAATAGTGTATGTACCATATCCGCCCGTCAACTCACATTCCCAATGTCCACTTCCTGCGGCTGTCGGTGTAATAACTGTTCCGTCGGGCTGATTTACGGTTACTGTTGCCCCTGCTTCACTGTCGATATAGAGGTAAGGAAGCATACCGCCGCCACCCTCGGGCGCGTATACTTCTTGTATAGACCCGTCTATATTGATCTCGGCTATTTTAGCGCCACCTGTCGATCCTTGTATTTGCGTCCATGTAACGATCGAGCCACCGCCGCCACCGCCTGTCATGGTAAAGTCATAACTCCATGTTGCGGTTGTATCATCGCCACCCGTTACACAATGGTATATTGCACCTTCTGACGGGTTAAGGTAGCAATCGTTTGCGTTTGCGTTTGCAATACCTGTCGGATATATTGTCGGCAATACAGCCTTGCCGCTGACCGCCAAACCTCTGTACCACTTATTGCCGTTTTCGCCTGTTGCGCCTTTCAAGATGCCCAAACTCTGCCACGCATTTGTGCCCACGCATTTCCACAATTCATATGTGTCTAGGTTCAGATATAGTGAGCCAGTAAAATAACCCTCACTTGAATCTGTCGGCGCGGTTATATCTGTGCCTGTCGTCAATATAACCTCAGATACATCATTGATCAAACTGATCGCGTGGTATATCGACCCTCGCACTTCCTCGCCGTATATAGCGTCAAGTATTTTCTGTAAGTCCTGCGATATATCAGCCATTATCCTGCTCCTTTCCTTTGTCTTTTGTTATATGATTGATTTTGTTGTGTATATCATAGATTCTATCGTTAAACCGTTTCCACGCTACTTTGGGCACACCTGCGCCTATATCCATAATGACAACGTTTAATTCTTCAAGAAACTTATCAAACTGTTTATCTGTCATGTTATCTCCTTTAATTTACACTATACCCTGTTAATATGCCATTTTGGAAAACAAGTCCAACATTATGATAACCACCGTCTATATAGGCGTTAGGAATAACAAATGCACCGCTTGTCTTTCCCTCTGCTCCGTTTATTTTCAATGCATTGCCATTTAAATCTAATTCGCCTGTCGAAGCGCCAACACTACATCTTTCAGTGCCTCCTATGCTAACATATTTTCCACCTATCGACGCAAAATTGCCAGCAACAAAATCAGCATTGTGTACGGCATAAATCCTCAAATGACCGTCAGATTCCATCATTACCTGTGGGTAGTCTGATAAAAGGTATTTATAATATAAGTGCCCGTGGTACTGTTCGTTCTCCTCGCCCCAGTACATTTCGCAACCGCTTATAACGCCTGCGCCTATACGTTCGGCTACAATCTCGCCCGTATTTGTCAATGCAATCGGCATATTTGATACATCCCACGGGTCAGACGTGCTTTGCCGCGCCATAAAGCCCAGCCCGTTATATGACCAACGCCAACGACTTAATGATGCGTCGATTGTCGGCTGGTCGCAAATGTTAAATGCCTCAATGTAATCGGGCTTTCCGTCGGTATAATGGTATTCGTAAACAACATGACCGCCCTGCGTTTCATCAAGCAACATATTGAGTGCGTTTTTTCTCGCCGATTCTAAAAATGACGTTCTTGATTGTTTTATAGCCTCCGCGTTTTCGTTTGTTTGGCTGGTCAGCGTCTGCCCTTTCCTAACGTGCCCCGATAAAGTGATCACGTTATCGCCAGCGTTTTGCAAATCGCGCTTTATCTGCGTTAAATACAGCCATTGATCAACCGCAAACGGCTTTGCAATAATGTGCAATGAATCCCCGATCTTGATCTCGTCCACGTTTTCAACTTGCGACAAATCAACCGCCTTGACTTCCATTTTTAATTGTGGCTGACTGTATCGCGTCAAATATGACGATGCAAGGGCGTTTAATGAGTTAACATCCGTTACATTGTCAAATACAACCGCTTTCGCGTGTCGCCCATACACACTGACCGATGTCGCATTTGTTATCGTGTCGCCTTGTACTCTTTCATTATAGCCCTCATAGACCTCTGTGTCTACCTCTGCGCCATAAGGAGTTAAAACATTTACAAGGTTTCCGTAATCAGATTCTTTGACGTAATCCAGCAAGTTATAACCGTATTCAATCGGTTGCTGATTTACGCGCCCGTAATCTTCCAACCGCACAACGTCAATATACCTTGTTACTGTGCCACCCGACGTTACACGGCGCACCCGTAAATATCCCGTATCACGGCAAATACACGCTCTTATGCTATCAAGTATTGACCATTCGTGCTCTGTCGTCCAATTACAAAGGTTTGAATCCGTGACGTTTGTTATATACCCAGCCGTAAATTGCAACTCGGCTGGTCTGTTTGCGTTGTAATAAGCAATCGCCGCTTGAAAACGCTGTGCGTATGTTTCCGTTTTTGTTGATTCGGGAGGCGCAAACTCATAACCCAGCATCCCCAAATCTTCGACGCAATATACATCGGCGATCTTGGCAAAATCAATTTTTATATCCTTAATCTCGCCGCGCCATATTTCCGCGTTGTTATCAAGTATGGTTATCAACGCGCCCTGCGTTAACTGGTCATATAACGGGTTTGTCGGTGGCACTTTGAATGTAAACTCGCCTGCAAGCCCGACCTCCTCGTTTAACTCGGTATTGTATATCGCAAAATCTTTACTTGTTGGATAATATAAAACCTTGTCGCCAATGTTTACTTGATACATTATAACGACCCTCCTCTGTAAACCACTTGCACGGTTGCCTTGCCCGTAAATGTCAGTGTAACATCAGCATCGCCGCCGACAATTATTGACGGGATAACGTTTTTACCGCTGGTCAGCCCATACGTTACGCCGTTGCACTCAACCGATAGCGACGTAAAGTACGATACAACAAATTCGGGTGTTGTCGGCATATATCCATGCGGTATTGTAATTGTTTCCGTACCGTCAACCTCAATCGCCCCGATCTGCGTAATAATACCCGTTTCAAAGTTAAACGGATTCCACAACCACGGGTCAGCACTTGATACAACATCGTATTTGTATGGCTCTGCCTCGGGTATATCAATCGTAAATTTGCCCCACTCCCAAACCGACGAAAAATCAACAATACCGACGCGACCACGCCAAAAATAAGACGGGTCATTGTCAAATTGTATCTTGCACACTTGCCCCATGATCATGTTACGAAATGCTGAAATAACAGAATCCCACGCTGTGATCTCGCGTGTGCCCATAAGGTTTATTTTAATCGGTCTGTGTGTAAAAATAGGTCGCCCCGATAACGCCTCGGATAAATCAATCTTGCCGTTGCGTGCTGGTATCTCCAAATAGTTTGTATATTGCACGGGGTCGCCGATAGGGTTTGCATTTGTCACATACAAACCCCAATCGTTATATGTATGGTATTCGTTGCCGTTCTTTTCAACGGTTATTGTAACGCCGTTTCTTACGTCGTGTTTCATCGTAAACCACCCCTGTTTGATCTTGTGCCAAATGCCGCGTCATACGCCGCAACCGTACCACCGACAAGTGCGCCCGTATCCAGCACTATGTCTTTTTGTACTTGCGGCAAATACTGTGCCAACAACGCCTCAATTCTCTGCAATACGGTATCAAAACCGCCACTAACACCCGTTGCCGTACCCGTTACATTAACATTACCCGTTATATTACCAAAATCAAAGGATTTTGCAATCTGATCTGTCACAACATTTTCGTTGTCACGGATACCCTTTGCAAACAAATCCATCATATCGGGCGCGTATGTGTGGAAATTAGACAGCGGACCTTTTTCGGGTTCAGAAAATCCCAAATAATCTTTAACGGATTGTGCTACGTTTTTAACGGTCTGCTTTAAGTGTTCCCACTTTTCCTTAATACCATTAATAAAGTTGTCTATAAGGTCGCGCCCCCATTTTTGCGATTCTGCCGACTTTGAAGTAAATCCGCCCTTAATCTTCTCAATTATTTGTGCACCTATCTCAAAAACCTTACCCCAACATTTGACTATACCCTCTATCAATGTGAGTATTAATGATATTGCCGCACCCAAAATTTTTGGCGCATTGCGGATTATCGCATCTCCCAGTTTTGTGACGATCTCGGGGGCTTTTTCAATTAATTTCGGCAATGCCTCAATCAGACCTTCAGCCAGCCCGATTATCAGCGCAATAGCCGCATCAATAAGCAAATCCACGTTGTCAATCAAATATTCGGCAATGGTCAGCACCGTATCAACAACGGCTGGTATCAATTCGGGTAACGCCTCGGCAATACCTAACGCTAATTGCAATATGACCTGCAAGCCGACCTCTATTAACTGTGGCAAATTATCAACCAGCATCTGCGCCAACTGTAAAATAACTTCTGTTATTGTTGGCAATAACTCGGGTATTGCGCTTAAAATACCCTCGCCCAATGATTGCAATATTTGTACGCCAGCGTCAAGCAATGACGGCAATACCGTTGTGATCATTTCGGGCAATGCTTCGGCAATACGCGGCGCAAGTTCAACAATTAACTGTGATACGCCCTCTAACGCACGTTGTATGGCTGGTAACAAATTGCCAGCCGCCGTGCTGACCGACGATACCAAGTTGTCAATCGCATCGTATAATTGATCTGCATTACCGCTTGCAATATGCGTTAACACGTTCTCCCATGATGCCTGCACCATTGCTATTGAGCCGCTTATTGTACTGGATGCCTCACGGGATGTAGTGCCAGCGATACCCATTTGTTCTTGCATTACTGATATAGCGTTTACAATGTTGGCAAATGATGTACTCGACTTGTCAACCTTAATGCCAAGTTTTTCTTGAACATCGGTCATTTTTGACGCGTCAGCAATAAGACGCTTCATTTCTTCGCCCGTTCCGCCATAACCTAATTTTAGGTTATCCAACATCGTGAAATTGCCTTTTGCGAAACCGCTATACGCATTTTGTATTGCCTCAATGTCAGTGCCCATTTTGTTGGCGTTATCTGACATATCAATAATTGCCCGATCTGCGTATTCAGCCGCTTTTTGTGTATCGTTGCCCAACGATGAAATCAGCGACGCTGAAAACCCCGTAACAGTTTCCATGTATTGATTCGACGATAAACCAGCGGTTTGAAACGCTTTTTCAGAATTTGCAACAACTTTGGCTTGCGTCGCCATAAGTTTTTGATATTCTTCCTTTGCTTGATCTGTTGTTTTTCCGACGGATGCCGCGTATTCTTCTAATGACTTACCACCTGCGCCAAATAGTGTTTCAACGCCGCCGACTAACTGTTCATAATCGGCAAAACTTGATACAGCCTGTTTTGTAATTGTCGCCGCCGCACTTGCACCAGCCGCTACCGCCGCCGCGCCGACTTTTGCAACCGTCTTTACAGCACTACCCAAACCGCCAGCAAGTTTTGACCCAAAACTCTTTGATTCGTTGCTTGCCTCGTCAAGCCCCTTGTCGTATTCGCTTTTATCTAATGAGATTTTTGCGTAAAGGTCTAATACATCCATTTATGATAAACCCTCTTTGATATGGTTTATGATCTCGTCCGCGCTTTTTTCCTCTTTCGGGTGTATTATGTCAATGTATCTGACATTTATTTGTGCGCCCAAACTCCGCGCGATACATGATAACATTTCCGTTGTATAGATACGGTATGCCTCGGTTTCCTGTTCTTCTTGAAAAAGGGATATGCAATGTTCAATCACATATCCCTTTCCAAAAACTTGCAACATATCAAGCCTTATAAACTTGATATATCTAAAATACCTTTCTGCTCCAACCGCATCAATGATGTAAAAAAATCGAGTACGTCCTCGTCAGCGATCATTTCGCCAAATGCTTTGAGATATTCGGTCGCCTTATGGCTGTTTGCGTCCTGCGGCTCAACAAAACACATTAACGCCAGCAATTCAAGTGTTTTTTCGGCGTTCTCGTCAAGGGCATTGTCAAGGAAATCAGACAGGGATTTTTTCATTTGCTCTTTTGCCTTAATCCTGTTCTTTTCCGTGATCTTCGCCTTTTCTGCCTCGTCCATATCGCCCGTTATCGGGTCAAGTTTCGGCATTTTCTTGCGAATATCCATTATCTTTGTGGCTTTAAGCCAACCCTCAACCGCTTTTCTGATCTTGTTTGTCTGACGCAAAAAATCAAGCGCGTCGCAATTTGCCAAATGTTTCATAAAATACCTCTTATACCGTTGCCGTTGCTATGATCTGCACGTTTCCCGTAACACCTGTTATTGTTACCGTGTTGTCGGTGCTGTCGTATGCTGTTGCTGTTACGTCCTCGCCGCCCATAAGTACAATAACACTTGATATTGTATGACCATCCTCGGCTGTGAGTGTTATATCAAGGTCGCCGCCAACTGCAACGCCGCTTTCCTCATAGTCGCTGGTAACGTGCGAAAGTGTCTGTATAACATCGTAAAATTCAAGTTCTGCATCGCTTGAATAAAACTCCATAGGTACAACGTCCTGCGCCTTGATTGATACATGACCCGTGATCGTAAGCGCAACCTGTCCTTTGCCGTTCTTTGTGGTCTGTAAACTAAAACCGCCCGTTGACAGTGCGTTCATAAGGCGAATTGCAACGAAACCGCCATTTGCCTTATCGCCGACCCACCATAAATCGCGATAATCGGTCAGTTTTACGTTCTGACGGGGTACGATCTTCATTGTACCGTCTATATCAGCCGCGCCAAGTGCCATTTGTATTAACTCGGGCGATGTTCCCAGCCCCGTTGTGCTGATTGTGCAATCCCAGCCGTCAAGATGCTTAAACTCCATCATGTTGTTAGGCACGTTATCAACATCCTCGCCGAAATCCGAAAAAGTCGGCGCACAAACAGGATTGATACCGCCTGTTGTTGCGCAAATTATATCTGCATCGGCTGGTGCTGTCGGATTATCGGGATTAAACCTTGTTAACAGCACGCCTGCATCTAACTGTAATGCGTCAAATGTATTCTCGGGTATTTTTGTGAATTTCCCTGCCATTTTTTATATCTCCTCTCAATTTGATGTTAAAAACTCAATCTCAAACGCCAGCCGTATGCGTCTAACGCCGCCGTCGCTCGGTTCTTCCATGCGTGTGCCCCATGACATACCGTCGGGCAAACGTACTTTCATGCGTCCGCCGTCAATCTTGACACTTGATACCATGTTATCAATATACGTTGCGATCTGTTGCGCCTTGCGGCTGATTTCGACCCATGAATTAGACCGATACCATAAGTTAACAGCCGTCGTTGTTGCCGCGCCCATATTGCCAGCAACCGCCTCATAAGTGATATACGGCATAACAGCGTCGTCGGGTACGGTCTTTTCGTCATACGCTGGCAAATCAAAGGATTCCCACAAGGTTTGTTGTGCCTGCCACTTATCAGCCATTGATATTGTACTCCTCCGCCGTCACTTGTCGCATATCCAGCGTTGCACTTTTCGGCGTGTATTTGTCGTCGCCGTCCGATGTTACGCGAAATATCTTTCCGTCGCGTACCCTGCGGAACACGTCGTGATATTCAAGCGTCATGCCGCGGCTTGTTGTGACCGTATAAAGGCTGGTAACGCCCTGTTTCTGCCCGACCCTCGCCTCAATAGACGTATCAAAGGCGATTGCCGCCTTAAACTCTGCCCCGTCAACATAAGTGTCGATATAACCGCCGTAACCGTCAGATACCTTTGTTTTGGTCAAATATACACATTTTTCCATTGCATCTGATAACAGGCTCATATCTTCCTCCACGGTGCAAGTACGTTTATCAAATACGATTGATCAAATACGCTTGCGCCATTTGTGCCGTTGCTGTTTGCGCCCTTTGAATACGAATAACCGCCGAATGATTCCGACGTAAACGGGCTGTTTGCCGCGCTGTCTGCGCCGCCGTTTAACTCAACCCATGATTCTGCCCATGCCGCCGCATCGCGTACCGCTTTTGGTATCGACATAACCCACACGTCGCCCTCAAATGCCTCGTCGGTCAAACCGCCGTCGCCGTACCGATGTACTCCGTCGTTAAACAGGCTACCGATAATGCGGATATATGTACCCGTGGCAAGTTCAAGGTCAATCTCGCCCTCTGTAATGGTAAAATCGCCGCCATACTTCGGGTATGATGTTCCGTCGGGTTTCTTGTCAAACCAGTTCCGTAAATACTGGCATATCTGTGTTAACATGGTTAGTCGTCTTTCCTCTTTGGCGTTCTCTTTGGTGCTGGCTTTTCTTTAGGTTCTTCAACCTTTTTAGGCTCGTCAACCTTTTTGATTAAAGCCTTATGCCTGCGGTTGTGTCCGCTTGACAGTTCCGCAAGGCGTTTGTCCGTCACATTAACCCCGTTCCGTGGGTATGTATCGCCCACGGAATAGGGATAATTGCGGTCTTGAATGTCTGTAAACGATTCAATGACTTTATACATGAATTATGCTCCTGTGATCGTTCCTTTAACAACACCTGCCGCATACTCAACAAACAGGTCGATACCCGACATAACAAGGCTCTCGATCTGTGCGCGTTCCTCGTTCTGATAACCGGACTTGATACCGATGTATCCTGTTTCGTCTGCTGTCAGTGAGAAAGCGTTTGCGATGTCGCCGTTGACTGTCAGATAATAAAGTACAAGGTTTTCCTTTGCTGTTGCAACGAATGTTCCCTCTGTGATACGGCTTGACATGATCAGTGTACCCAGCCCGAGGAAGTCCTCAACATAGTTCATGCCGAAAGCGGTCTGTACTGTGATGTTTGCGCTTGCAAGGTAATCAGCAACATCAAGCGGATTGACAAAATATACAGCCTCTGCCGTGTCGTCCTCAAACTTAACCTGCAACTGACCCCATGCGTCAGCAAGTGCCGCCTGCAATGTTGCGCCTGTTGCTGATGTTGAGCCCGTGATCGTGCCGTTAAGGAAATCGAAAAAGTCTTTTCTGATGCCTGCCTGCACGTCTTTGAGCATTGCCGCGTCGGTTTCCACTACGCTTGCGTTATATCCCGACTTCTTGATTGCCTCGGCTGATACAGCCTTGCGCCACTTTTTAAGTGTAATTTCGCCGATAGCCGTTTTTGTAGTTTCGTACTGTGAAAGCGGTATAACATCGCCCTCGTCAACCTTGCCGTTGTGAAGCGTGCCCGTTGTGGAATAAACGTACATGGTCGTTCCTTCCATCATAGGGATTTTACGGGTAACGCCCAGCACTTCAAGTAACTTTGCAAGGCTGTTGTGTGCAAACTGTGTTACGAAATCAACCTCGCGTACCTTTGCCATTTCGTCTGTTGTGATCAGATTAGTTTCTGCTCCCATAATAATACTCCTCTCTTATAGTCCAAATAGTTCCTTGTTATCAAGGATTGCTTTTTGTCGTTCTGCGCTGTCCTTGATAGCCATAATCTCGTCTTTGGTCATTGTTGCTTTGCCGCCTGTGTTCTTCGGAGGCTGTGACGTATCCGCGCCCTTTTTGTCGGTCGTTTCGATATGATCTCCCCACTCGTCTTTGATTGCCGCTAATATGTCTTTAGCGGTTGTGATCTTGCCGTCTGCGTCCAGTTCCACGCCGTCAACGTCGCTGTATTTAAGGATTTTTGCAAAATGCTTTTCGGGTATCCCTGCATCTTTAAGGATTTCCTTGTACGCGTTTTCTTTCGCCGTCCGTTCTTCCTTGCGCTTGATTTCGGCTTTGTAGTCGTCAAATTCCTTTTTTAATGCGTCGTAATCGCCGCCCGTTTTCACGGCTTTTTCAAGGTCTTTGACCTTTTTTTCAAGTTCGGGCACTTTGTCAGCCTGCGCCTTGTACTTTTCAGCCTCGTCAATTCTGTCCTTTAACCCGTTGACAGTTTCGGTGTGTGCATCAATGATCTCGTCGATAACGTCTGCCTCAATTCCTTTAGAGGCTAAAAACTTTCGCGTTAAACTCATGTTATTCTCCTTTTCTTCGGTGTCAGTGCCTTGACATTTGAATACCTAATGTTATTTAATCACTTTTTTATAAAAATATCAACCGTTTTTTATATCGGTTGTTATTTCATCATAGATTTTGCGATCTCGACATACTCTCTTTTGTTCTTTTCAACAGCGTTTTTCAAAAAGCGGTTAGCCTCCATTTTGACCGTGCCCTCGTGAACGTAAATCCCGTATTCCACGTTTGTGCCGATGTAAACCGCGTTTTCGTCATTGTTAACGCTATGGGTTATGCTGTTTTTAAGGTTGCTGGTGTCGACACGCCTCGGGTGGTTTTCCAGTTCAAGCATTGCATATCCCTCGGCTTGTATTCCGATTGCCTCTAATGCACGGTTAACAGCATCGTCCATTGCCGCTTTAAATTGCTGGGTGTTGTCAACTACCTTTACGCTCATTTTTTTTCCTCTTTGGCTTTGGTTTTGCCGCTTTCCATTCCTCATACGTCATACCGTCAAGGTCTTTATCCTCGCGGTATGCCTGCGTGTTGCGCTCAAACCCTTTTATCTGACCAATAAGCGTGCATCTGCAGTTCATAATCAAGTGATACGGCGCGGCTGGGTCTGCTGGGCGCATGATCTTCTCGCCCTCAACCTCAAACGGCTCGCCCACCTTGCGGCGTTGCCCGTCAAGTATCCTGTGTTCGTGCCTTGTTCTGCCATCCAACACCGCGACCCACTCGCGTACAACATCAATGCCCATATCGTTTGCACGCTTGAAGCCGTCGTCACGTCCAGCGTTTTGCGTTGCTGTTACCATTGTTCGTGCGTGCCTTACGCAATCCTTGTAATTGCTTGCGCCCACGTCATTTGCCATACGCTTTGCAAGTTTTGGTATGCTCTCGCCCTGCAAGATGCCTTGTATCGCCGTTGATTGTATGTTTTTCATGTTCCACTTTTTAAGGATACCTTTATCAATCAACTCCTGCGTTGTGCGCCCGATCTGTGGCAACACTTTTGGATTTTCCCTCACAAGGCGTTCAACCGATTGTGCGTCATACAGCGTATATGACGTATCCAGCCTTGCGCCTGTTTCTATCTGATATGTTGCAAAGTTATGATTGACCGCGTAAACCTCGGGCATATATCCGTCAGCAATGTTGCGTGCGATAGCATCTGTATTTGCCAAATCAGCCGCCAATTTGTCGCGCATATCTTCCCAGCGTTTTCCGACGCACATTTGACCATACCGCCAATCGTTGTATTCCTTTTGCGTGATCTCTCCAGCATCTAATAACGCCCGTTTTTTTTCGTCTTTACGGCGAAAAGCCGCAAAGTAATTGTCAAGTTTTTGCTCGACTTCCTTTGTGGCTTGTCTGTATTCCTTGCGTAATCGCTTTTCTATATCTTCAAGGATTTTGTCGGTTTCCTTGTGCGCAACGTCCATTATTCAACCTCGGCTTCCGTGTCCTCGCCTAAAAACAGCCCGTCTGCCTCTGCCTGCTCTGCAATCTCCTGCGCCCTGTCGCCGTCGCCTAACAGCGTGACGATCTTCTGCACAACATAATCTTTGGGCAACATATTAGCGGCTGACAATACCGCCGTGATCTCCTCGGTTGTGTTAACCAGCATTGACCGCGTAAATGTCGGTGTTGCGTCTATGCCTGCAAGTGTCAGTATATGGTCAAGGAAATCGCCCAACATATACTCGTAATCATCGGCTTTCAAGTCCATCGGCTTGTATGCCGCCTTGATCTGTGCCGTTACCACGCTACCCGATTTTATATCTGCAAGGTTAAGCGACATATAATCACGGTATAGGTCGTTTTCAAGCCTTGTAAGCAAATTATCGCGTGCGTCATATGGCAAATCAAGCGTTACCGCCTCGACCGATTGCCCCTCGGCTGGCGATGCCGCGCCTACTAAACGCAAGCGGTCAAGGAATTGTGCCAAATCGGGGTCGTCCATACCGCCAGCACCTTTGATTATCCAGTACAACTGTGCGCCGTCAAGGTCGTTTGCAAAGCCGTTTTTGATAAAGTCGTAAACGTCAATGCCCTCGCGTATTCCGACGAGTTCAGATTGCTTTTCGGGATTGCCCCACAAAGGCACAATCGGGAATGTCGGGTAATTCTCCCCGTCAATGATCTCCGTACCGTCAATGTCTGATTGACTAACAGTGATGATATATTTGCGCTTGTCCTGCAATATTTCGCCTTTTCCGTCTTTCCAGCGATACTCGGTGTAGCCGTCCTCCTCATACAATGTTGCACGCAACGGCTTGTCTGCATCTATCTGCCAAAACCGCACGCCAGCGCGCAATGCCCCGTTTTCCTCGTCATATAACGGCGCAAATTCCGTGATTTTGAACACGTCCAAATGGTCAAGATTCCAAAATCCAAACGAAACGCCGCCGATCAGCGCGTATAACCCTGCCTGTTTAACTTCGCTGTCAAACCTTGCCTTTTGCTTATCATCCGCAAACGGATTGTCGCCCCACGAAATGCCGTTACCCAGCGAATATTGATTCTGCTGTGTCACAAATCGCTTGAAAAAACCGCTGACAACCTTATGATTCGGCGACCACTTATCAACAACACGACCGCCCGTCAGCGTCGTCAGCATCTTTTGGAATTTCACAAGCGTTACATTGCGCTTTTTGTAATATTCCTCGGCAATCGCCCCGATCTTGTAATCATCGCTTACCTTGTGCTGGTGTATGATGTTCATTACAAAATCCATACGATTGTTTTCGTTATCCCCTACGTTAACAAGGTCTTGATAGGTTAACATTTTATTCCCCCTTATTGATATATGATTGATTTATACGGTGTATTCCGCTTGCCCCACAATACTCTAATAATACTTGCCAAACTGTCGGGCGCATCGTCGTGGTCTGCATTTTCGTTATAGTCTGTGATCTGTTCGATGTATTCCTCGTCAGTGCCCTCGACAAATATTACATTTTTCCACTCGGCTTTTAGGTACGACACGATCTTGATAAACTTGTTTTCATTTTCAGCGTATTCCGTTACCCTTTCGCCCTTGCGCCGCAAGTCTTTTGCCAAATAACCCTTGTCGGCGTTTGTTTCACAATATATTCTGCCAGCATTATACCGCTTGCGCCAGTTTATGATCTCGTCCTCGCAATCGTCAACGTGTTTGCGCCATAACTTGCCAAATACATAATACTTACCGTCTTTTTTACGGCATATCGTAAATGCCGTGTAGTCGCTACCGCCATAAGCCGCATCGATATGGCAATAATTTGATTGCTCTATCATTGCCGCATCGCCGCCCGTAACAGGATTCGTAAATATAACGTCCTCTGCCGCAATATGCTCGAGTTTATAGTTAGCGGCAAACAGCGACGGCAACATGGATTCTTTCAACTCGGCTATTTCTTGATCGCTGATTAACCCCGTGCGTTTGTAGTCGTACTTTTTGGGGTTTGGCATCAACTTGAAGCAATCATCCTTGTGCCACGGCGTACCCGTGTTGAATATCCGACCGCCGCGGTTGATGATATTGCGCAATTCTTGATATATCAGTTTCGTGCGCTCACGCTCTGCCTTTGATGTTCTGTCTTTAACGTTAACAATATCATCCGTGAATATCCTGTCAAAGTGCTTACCTGTTATTGAGCCGCCCATGCCCATGCCTGTTAATTGTGCCGCGCCTCTCGGGTCATTTGTCAGATTAGTCGTGATCTCGGTTGCGCTGTCTTTTGCCAGCCGTAAATCAATGCCCCAAATCGCCTTGACAAACTCACGCGTAATCGGGTGCTTTAATATCCGCTTTGTCTGTGTGATAACCTCTTTTACATCGTCGTCGGTCTTTCGCATAAACAGGGTTTTATCGTTCGGATATAATATGATAATAACGGCAAATGCCACACTATCGCATGTTGTCTTGTATGACCCTCGGTGTGCTTGTAGCGTTTCGTCCTCTGTGCCGAAAATCATATCAATAAGCCACTCATTATGTAATTCCTCTAATTTATTAAACCCGACCGCTTGACCGAATTTATACGGTATCAGCGTCAGTATCTGTACCGCTTCTTGTCTTGTTAAGTTCATCAATCAATACGCCGATTTCTTCCCTTGTATTGTCTGTTATGCTGGATTCAACCTCGATGCTGTCCTTTTGGTCAAGGTATTGTTTACCCAGCCATATTGCCATTGCCGCCGACTTTTTTGACAGTTCAAATTGATTGCGCCTCAATCTGATTTTCATTGCCATAAAACCGTTTTGTTTGAAATACTCTTGAAAAGTCATATCAAAAGTGCGTTTACACCAGCGTGTCAATGTATCAATGTTTGCTGGCTTGCCTTTATCATCCCTAAAATACCAACATATTTCCTCTTGTGTGCATCCTAAACCAACTAAATCTTGAAATGCTTTAATGTCATACTCTGCTTTCGGTCTGCCCGTCCTTGCCATTTATACCACCTCGGTTCTTTGGGTGTCGGCTGGTCGCTATTCTTCGCGATCGCCGTTTATCAATTCCGCTGTTTTTCCTGTTAAATTCTCCCAGCGTTGTAATATCACATCGCAATAATGCTCGTCTAATTCGCACATATAGCATTTTCTGTTCAATTGTTCACAGGCTATTAGTGTGCTACCACTACCGCCGAAAAGGTCAACCACATACTTTACAGAATTGTCCTTATCAAATTTATGGAGTATTTCCGCAAACAATTTACAAGGTTTCTGTGTCGGATGCACTCTGTTTGTCTTTTCGCTTGCCATTGTGAATTGCCTTACCACACTCCGCATATTTGCCCAAGCCAATTCACAATCTGTTTGGTCAGATGCTCCGTTGTTTTTATCCCACACAATCCAACATTCAGAACTTGGTAGGCATTCGGTGTAATAGTTTGCTCCCCACCATATCTGTTTTGCATCTTTGAAATATTCCCTTGCCATATTGAAGGCGTCAATAGCAACTGTATTATCATCATCATTCATAATGTCGGTTTTGTAATGTTCAGATAATACTCCACTTTTGCTTACTGCGTTCATTCCGTATGGTGGGTCAGTAAACACCATATCAGCCTTTACCCCATCCATAAGCCTATCAATAACCGCAACATCCGTACTATCTCCACAAATAAGCCGATGCCCCCCCCAGTTGCCACAAATCGCCGATTTTGCAACGGGTTTCAACGTTTTCGGGTGCTTCGTCCTCAACGATCTCCTGCGGCTCGTCCTCGTCGCCTATATTAGATAAATCAAAGCCAAACTGTGACATATCAATGTCGGTTATGTCGCCCAGTTCTATATCAAGTAAATCATCATCCCAAATACTTAATTCTGCGGTTTTATTGTGTGCCAGCGCGTATGCCCTGCGCTGTTCGTCGGTTAAATCATCCAACCGCACGCAAGGTACGGTTTTCATTCCTAACTTTTTAGCGGCAATCAAACGCCCGTGACCCTCAACAACGATATTATCATCAGACCATACGGCTAACGGGTCTAAAAACCCGAATTCTTTTATTGATTTCATTATTGCCGCAACGTCTGTTTCGCCGTGTTTTCTCGCATTGTTTTTATACGGCGTTATGTCCTTTATCGCAATATATGTAATCTTTATATCGTTATCCTGCATATTTCGCTCCATTTTTTTCGGCTTTTATATGGTGTTTTTACAGCATCGTCTATGTTCCAGCCGTTTTCTATCCTCTGTTTTACTGTATTATATGGCAATTTTGCGTAATCTGCTAATTGCGATATGGTGTAATTTTTCCCTTGATATTCAACGATTTTATTATTTGACCGATTGTTTGCCTGTTCCTTTAATGTGACCCAGCGGCAATTTGACGGCTCATAACCTTTGCTATTATCAATGCGATCTATTGTCAATGTATCATCATACCCGTTATCTAACGCCCATTTTCTAAACGCTTGATAATCGTTTTCCCACTCTTTGCATATTGTTACGCCTTGATACCTGTTTTCGTCATATACACGGCGTAATATATTGCGATACCTTTCATATAATCGCTCGTTGCTGTATCCGACCGCATTTCTGTAATTGCGTCCGCGCTGACAAATCGGGCATTTTGCTGTTCCTCTTAAAAAACCGCGGCTTTTCCAATATTCCGCATCGCATCTTTGACATATCAGCAATAACTCGGTGTCGTTTCCTTTTCGTCTGCTGTCGGCAACATAATATCCGTTTATTATTTCGCCGATCTGTTTGCTTTTTCGTACCGCCATAATGATATACTCCTTTCATATACCATTATAACACCTTATACCGTATTATTCAATCAGCATCTGTTTTACTCCGATCTGTGTGTATTCGTCTGAAATCTGTCCATATCGTTATATTATCACAATTTCCCGTTATCTTCAATGATTTTGCTGATTCGTGCAATCGCAACCTCTGTTACCAGCCGCATTTGTTCGTCTGTATATTTCTGCTTTTCTATTTCCATTTGTTTCCAGCCTGCGGCAATACCGTATATTTGTCTGATTATGTTTGTATCCCTATCCATTTTCTGCCTCCAGCCGATCTAGGCAATAATCAATCGCCAGCCGTTCTGCCTCGCTATACCTTACCGACATTCTCATAACTGTTAATATACCCTTTACCGCTTCATCGTCCAATCCGATATGATCTGATTGATTGCCGCTCCTATCCCTATCCCGACTAGGAACATATACACGGATATCACTATCCACGTCATTTGTTCTTTGAGTAATGTTCTTATCAATAACATCATCATTTACTTCTCTCCCTACTACATAACCCATTGCAACCAAACAAACACACATGATTGCGGTTAATGTAATGCAAAATATAACAACTTCCATATCCTCACTCCTTATCAATAATCCTGCATACTCCAATACCTGCCAAAACCCCGAACAGGAAAGCCAAAAACATTGCATAACCTACTACGTAACCCATACTCCAACGCTCCTTTACTCCAACAGAATATATTCTAAATTATCGGCAACATCTTTAGGGTTAAACCAATTAGTCCACGGATTCTCTGTCCAATACTTTGTGTTATATACTTCTGTGTTCCATGCAGTTATATCAGCTATTACATCAGACTTGGATACATCTTCATATTCCGATTTAACAATCTCATAACGCTTACATAACCCATCATACTGTAGTTTGTTTTTCTGAATTGTATTATTTGTCATTGCGTGTGCTAGGATTATCGCAACTAATGATACCCCTAAAAATAAACCCCCAAAAAAAGTTAATAGTATACCCGCTAGTTCTAAATCGTCATAACGAAAGATATATATTAATATAAGTCCTAAAATTAGCATACCAGCAAATAAAATTGTTAAAATCATTTTTTCTTCCTCACTTTCCTTATTCATCAAAATAAATGTTAATACTTGCAAATCCGATCAATAGGTATATGCTCCACCTTGGCTGATAGATAATAGCAAATCCGTATTCATCGAATAGCCTTATGTTCATGTGTTTTGTGTATATACCCATGCTTACTCCTGTCTGTATTTTTCGATAATCTGTAAGATTTCGGTTTTAACTTCCATCGGTGTCCTCAATTCATTAGTTACAACTGACATACAAAATACCTTTTCAATCTCGGTTCTTATCTTGTCTAATATGTCCTCGTTATCGAGTGCCTTGCATAATCGCTTATAGTCTTTATCTTCAAGTATTCCTTTGTATCGCAAACCGCTTAATTTTGCTCTTAAACTATGTGGCATCTGTTTGCTCCTCACTTTCTGCCTTGTATCTCTATGGACTTAATCAGTTCACTTGCTCTCCAATCGGCTGGGATATTGTTTCCGTCTGTAACAAAGCACCCATTGACATTAAAAGGGCATTGTTTGCATCTATCCTCTCCCCCTTATGTCTTGCAAACATCAACTATCTTTAGTGCCAATATTAAAGCTTTCTCTCTTGTCATTCCTTTTCCTCACTTTCCTGCATCTTTGCTCCGCAATTTGGGCACTTCTGCTTTTGTGCATCCTTATAGCCTTCTCGATAACCCATAGCGTGTACTCCGTCTATAAAATGCTCTAATGTCATTTCATCACTAAGTATGTCACGCCAATCATCCTGCTTCTGCTTGTCCTCATATGCCTTGATCTTGGCTATGGCTTCGGGTGCAGTATTAAGTTTGAAAATAGTCTGAACTGTTGATACGCCAAATATTTCACGTAACACATCAGAACTATATCCTCCATCAACCACATCTTCTATAATTTTTCTTACCACTTCCCACGCCTCGTTAAGACCTCTGTTATAAGCCTTTTTCTCCGCTTCTTCCGTATCAGTAAACGGTGTGTCTGCTTTCCCGTCCTCATAGCCTTTGTTATAAGCCTTGCGTATCTGTGCTTTAACTCCCTCTATTGTGTTCATTATTATTGCTGTTGCCCGTTGTTCATAATCTTTCATTCGTCTGCTCCTTTACCAAATCATCCAAGTTTTCCTCAACTAGCCACTCAATCACTGTGGCAACACTCTCTCCTACCTTTGCCGCCGCTTCGTTCAGTTTTTCGGCTTCGGTATCGTATATGGTTATGTTGATCATTCTTCGCTCTCCTTAATACTATGTTGCTGGCATCAATGTATCTTGGTCTGCATATTTCAAATTTTGCTCTGTTTTCTTAATCTCTTTTTCAAATAAACTTGTAGGCATTTCTATTGTCACTATCCCGTTGCTACTTGAAATACTTATAAAGTCATCATCGCCTCTGTATTCATCTATTATATTTTGCATTAAAGTTCCTACTCTCATTCTTCGTTCTCCTTTCTATCTCTCCAAACTGCCCTTAATTCAGCACCGCAATAACAAGGTCTACGGTCTATAATGTCAACAGTTAGTCTGCATTTCACGTTATCAATAACATCTTTTGAATACGATATATCTTGTTTCAGTTCTCCTCTTATCCTTTCTTCCATTAACATATTTGCCAGCACATAGGGTGTAAGTGGTGTACCATTTGCGATTGCAACCACGGATTCCTGCGGTACATCCCTAACGGAAGTATATATTTTACCTTCTTTAATGTCCTTGTATGTATCTTCGTCTATATTAATTACTATCTGCATCTTTACTCTCCTTATCTGCTTCTATGATTGTTGATACTTCACGGCGTATTTTTGGTATGCAACCTAAAATATCAATGTCTTTACGCAACCGCATAAATACTGCATCATTCTTTCTCAAAAACTCTACTCTATCTTCGATTGCTTTAATTATCTCATCCTCGTCTTTTAATCTTCCGTGCCCTTTTGGAAGTGGTATGCCGTTGGCTACAAGTTTTGCGAATACATGAGCATTAGATTGCTGTCCTTCATACTTCAAGATTTCGTAATAATCATCCAACATTTCAATCACTACTTGCATTCTTCGTCCTCGCTTTCTTTAAGTGGGTTTATAGATTCAAGATATTCCTTTAGTGTCATTCCTGCCGCTTCGGCTTCTTTAGTCCACTGCTCCGCTTTTTCCATAATTAAATCTCTGTTGAAAATCATATATACCAATGCAAGTTCTCTTTCAAAGTCTGTCATATTTTCAAAAATATTATCGTCCATATCATTCCTCACTTTCATTTAACAACGTCTGTAAATCATTAACCACCCTCGTGTATGCCCTTATCTGTCCGCTGATAAGATTAAGTCCAAACATTTGTGACTTCGCATCACGCTCTAATTTTTCAATCGTGTCCGTGTACTGCCCTATCAGCCATTCGATGTTTTCTCGCATTTATTCGCCACCTTTCCATGTCGTAGCAATATCAACAACCGATCTGTCGGCTGTATGCGTATCCAGTACAATGCCCGTACCGCGTGAAGTTTCGATAATTGACCCGAACGGATGCAAATCCCAATCAGCGGCAACAATTACAAGCCCGTTATATGTTTTTACGCCATCCGATCTGACCGCGTAAACGTCAGACAGCCCGTATATACTGTCGGCACGTTCAACAATCCGTTGCATCGGTAAATCGTACCATGTTTCACGATGATCATTATACGTTATCGTTCCCAGCCTTGCGGTCAGCATTATTGCAAGTGCCGCAATCATAATTTGCTTATTCATCGTCTTGCACGCTTTCGGGCTTGTAATACTTGCACTTGCAATCAGCGTAACAATTACGCCATTTGTATTGCGTTTCGCATACATAATCCATGTTGCCGATCTGATCAATGACGTGCCAGCCACAATGTTTACATTTTGGCAAAAAATCCTCTGCGTTAATCATTTTCGCACTCCTTTATTAATTCAATCAACTTGTCAAGGTCTGACAGATAATGTTCCTCTACAGCAACCCTGCCACGCATAAACTGACCGTTGTAAACGTCATTAACATATTTTCGGTCAAGTTCCAATGCCCTATAAACCGATGCTTGTCTGTTTTCTACAAATTCCCGTATCTTATCCATTATTTTGCTCTCCTCTGTTTGATTAGTTCAACTATGTACTCCGCCAACACCTGCAAATACATCATCGGATACCGCCTCACGGCTTGCTGGCATACCGCGATCAGTTCGCGCTTTTCCATAACAGAAGATTCCCGATCTAATTCGGATATATTCCATTTTTCCCAGTATCCGTTGTTGCGCTGGCGTTCCCACTCGCCGTTTAACAATAGTTCCTTGTCGATAAAATCAACCCGTTCTATGACTTTTTCGTTGATAATTGTGTCGCTCATTTCGCATACCCCGTTAACGCCATGATCAATCCGATTATCAGCCATATAACCGCCGCGCCGTAATTGCCGCGCCCTGTTATTGCCTCTGCCATACCAGCAATGGCTAAAAATGTTGTTACAACCCCTAAATAATACACTTTCATGCTCCCACACTCCTATTCATAATCTTGCATATACTTTGTGCTTTTTTCTTATCGCCCACGCTACCAAATACAGGAATATTGCTGTATCCGCGCATATGGCAATAATAGATACCCTCTTTTTGCGATACCACATATGGCTTTTTGCGATCACTCATTTTCCCTCCTTTCCTGCCATACAAATGTATTGTCGTCCGATGTCCAGCCCGTTCTTGTCGGCTTTCCTCGGCTAAAACAATCGCAATATCCTTGCGGCAATCTGATCTGCCCTTTATCATCAAACGCCCGTAAATGACCCGTTATCGCCGCGTAATTGCACATTACCCCGTCGCCGCCGTTCGATTTCATGCGGTATTTACACTTCCTGCATACCGCTTGTGTTGCCTTGATTAACATTTGTACTCCCCTTATATATAATAAACATATTGATTTATATTGTCAACTATTTTCTTCAATTTGCCCCGTGATCTTTTGCGATACACCCTTAACCACATCCGCAAGTGCTGGCGGCACTTTATCATCAAACTGTTGTCGCTGGACAAGTGTTCTATAATTGCGTTGAAAGTTTGAGGCGATCACGGTGTTAACGTCGTCAGTGTCCGACATTGCCCATTGACGTATCATATTTGCGCCACCGACCGCCTTTTGCACCAGCGGAGGCAATTCCTCAAACCTTTCCGCGCTATGGTAATTGCCGTCTTGTATTGCACGCTTTACCATTGCCCACGCCTCGCCCTCGGATATATACTCGTTATCCTTTGGTTTGTTGATACAGCCAATGATCTGCGATGCACTCGGCGCAAACCCCGTGTTGCTGGTTTTCATGTAGATTTTTAATGCGCCCATTGCCTGCTCTGCCGTATAATCAGCCAGTGCCCAGCACCATGAATCAACCGCAAGCGTAAAATCATCGGGTTTGAAGTTAGCATACAGCGAATTGATCGTCAGCAAAAACTTTTTGATTTCCTCTCGGCTCATTTTACACCCCCTTTATGCGTTCATCCATTTGTCATACAATGATTGCGGCTGGCTATCGCCCGACTTAACAGGATATAGTCCTTGCCATGAGTTCATAGTCGATTGATCTAATATCTGTATTGCCTCATCGTTGTTGCCTTTGCTCATTTTGATAACTTTATCAATTTGCTTTTGTATTGCACTATCCGTTGCAAACGGCTTTTTTATGCTGATACGCATTTCAACAAAATCTCGGAAAGCCTTATCCAGCAATTCATCGTTTGGAAAATATACATCACGGG